GCGTGATGATAAAGAGTCGTAGAGGTTATCTTCGATTGCTTCTTCAGTCAAGCTAAAGCCAAGGGCGATAGTTTCGTGGTTATAACGAGCTGTGAAAGCTTCTTGTGCATTGTCATAAGCGATGGCAGAACCTTCGTTTTTGACCGGTGCAGCGGAGAAACCAGACAGTTTTGTTTCTTCTTCGAACGAACGCTCAGAAGTCTCTGTATCGTAGATTTCTTTGTGTTGTTCACCATATGTTGCATACTCCAAACCAAACAAAGCGTTTAGTCCGGGAAGCAACTCTTTAAGTAGCTGCGCTCTTGAAATAGCCATTAGTCAGCCTCCTTATACGCCGGTTGTATTGTTGTACTGATGCGTGTTCAGCTTAACAACAAGCTCAACAAAAGAATCAGTAGCGGTTTTAGTTTCGGTGACTACATCAATTACTCGGATTGGCAACGCAGCAGTAGTAGCTGTAGAGGAGCCAAGGATTGATTGACCAGAATCACCAGTGGTAGTGTTGCCCGTACCTTGAATTACAGACAAGTTGGACCCTACAACAGCACGAGCTGCTGCGGCAACAACACTAGAACCATCAGTTGAGACAACTTTAAAAGCAGCCATCGGGTCGTCAACAACAATAGCAACAGCACTAGTAACGCTAGTGCCGGGGTAGTACTGAGCCGGTGTAAATTGACTCAGGGAATTGATGTATTGAACACCAATAAAAACGCCCACAGTACCACCAGTAGTAGTACCCGTGAACTTTTCACATGTGCCGCCCGTTACAACTTGAACCAAGTCACCGTTGAAGATAGCCGTGTTGTATGAACTCGCAATAGGAATAAGGCGAGTAGCACCAGCGTAAGGCATACCGTCAAAACGGTTAATCGGCTTTAGACCATAGGGAGCAGAAACGGTTGGATAAGCCATTTAAATCTCCTAAAAGTTAAAGTTATTTACTACCACTACCAAACCCGCTACCTTTAGTCGATGTGCTCTTGCGATCACTAAACAAAGGCATACGGGCATCACTATTGCGCATAAAGCTGTTATCAACGGATTCCATCTGATTACGGGCTTTTTGCTCAAAGTATTCACGGCGGGCATCAGCCATCTCAACTGGTTTCTTGCACAAAAGCAATCCACCGATTTCAACGTTGCCGTCTTTGTTACCTTGAACCTGTAATTCAGGGTGGTCCACTGCCTTTACCGGAACCCATCCATCACGGAACTTTTGGGAAACGTTTGTGGCGTTATCCTGTCCTGCGATCGCTGTTGCTACCCAGTAAAACTCATAATCTGGGTCGGGTGTTGGATCTGGTAAAGAGCTCGCTGGTTTGTAAACATAACGAGTTGGGTTTTGTTCGCGGGTTTCTAGATCCCGTGGTGTGCGGTTATTAGCCATTTTTAGTCTCCAATTTAAGAACTTCTTGTGCATATTGTTTGTGGGTCAATCCATACTTTTCGGCCAAGCGAGCTTGGGTCGTAGTCAGTTTGATTGTTTTCTTGGCACCCGATGAACGAGTGGCAGGAGCCACAACATTTGCAGGTTTCTTTGAAGGCTCTGCTCTAGCCGCCTCAGTGCTTTTAAACACCTCGGGGAACACCTGTTTTAAGCGAGCATCAACGCGCTCGAAGTATTCATCAGAGCGGGGATCTACCCCCGTAGTCACTAGTTTTTGGTGCAGCCCTAGTGCAAAAGCTGTTAGTTCCTCGTACCCTGGTGTCCCGAACCACTGGTTTTTTGCTTGCCAGCGCAAGGTTTTTTCGTCGAGACTTGGTGTTTCTGGTACTGATTGATACGTTTGTACATCATTTCTTTCTGCCTGTAAAGGGGTTGGCTTGAAATTTTTTGCAGATTCCAAACGCATCTTGGCTTCTGTTAAATTTTCTTGCGCCGCTAACATGGCATCAGAGTCGTAGGATTCCTGCGCTTCTTTGTACTTACGACGCGCCATCTCCATCTCTGCTTCGGCTTTTGCTTGCAGTGTTTCTTGGAAAGTAGTTTCGCCCGACTTGACATACTCCTTCAGTCGTTTGTTCTCTTCCATGAACTGCTGGGCTAAACGCTCGAGTTCTTGCTTTTCACGCAATGCTGCTTCTTTAGCACGTCTTTCGTCGTGCCGCGCGTGGGTTAACTGCTTAATTCGGTTTTGCGCACCTTGAGTGTAGTTCTCGATCTCGTCGTCGGTTGGATCTTCGACTTCTTGGTCAAGCGGTTTTGCTCTGCGGTCGCGCTCGGGGGTGTCATCTTCAATTTCAATCGACACATCACCTTCAGCGTCAATATCAATCTCGATGTCATCTTCGGGTTTACCCGTATTTTCTTCTTCTACTTCGTGGGGGAACTTAAAGTCATCATTTGCCATGTGTAGCTCCTTTAAACGCGCGAAATGCCGCGGGGGTCTTCGACTGTTGCTTCAACCTGATCGTCATTAATCAAGCGAAACTCTTTTCCGTGAATCATGATCCGCGTCCCGGAATATGGACGGGTAATAACAAAGTCTCCAACCTTGCACCATGCGCCGTCTGGGAACTTCTCGGCGTCATAAGCGGTGGGGCCTACTTTTACAACAAACAACACAGGGGAAGTGATTTCCTCAGTTTTTACCACTACGTCGGCTTTGATAAGTCCACTAGCGTACGTGTCTCCGACTTCAACCAGTGCACACAACAGACGCCACCCCTTTGGTTCTGGCAGGGATTGGGCCTTTTGCTCGGCTGTTTCAAACTCATGATCCACTTTTGGGACAGATACGCCCGGCGGCAGGATTAATTCAGTTTCCGGTAATGCGATGGTTTCACTCATCGTTATCTCTTTCTAAGTTTTCAGCGAGGTCAAGTAAGTGACGCTCTGCATAGGCTAGACCCCGAATCACCCCGCAAAGCTCTTTATAGGACGCATGGTCTTGGCATTGGCCGTTAGCCATGTCGTCCGTAAAGTTGTTCATATCCGAGCGAATCTTTTCTCGCATCACCCGGACAAAGTCCATTGTTAACAAATCCATCGTTTATTCCTTTGTTGGTTTTTCTTTCTTTAGTAACGCGGCGCGTTTATATGCCATGTCTACTCCCGTAGATACGGCAAACTCTTTCTCTTTTAGCGCCCTTGCTTTGTCGCTCTCAATCGCCTTGACCTGCTCACGCATGCCTGCGATCTTCTCGTTGGACATAATCTGCGCTTCTTTTAGCTTGAGCTCGTCTGCTTTAGCGGCTGCATCCGTAACCATCTTCTTCTCTTTAATCGCCACTTCTTTCTGCTTAATCTGGAGTTCCTGCATCTGGAGCTGCAATACCGGATCTTGTGCGTTTTGCTGGGCTTGCTGCTGCGCCATCATCGCTTTGGACTCGGCAAGAACCTGACCAGAGGCTTCTGCCATGAGACGGCTGATCTCTTTTTCCATCTGTTCTGGCAACTCGTCTTCTTGGTTAGGTAGGGATACACCAAGCGCTTGCTCTATCTTCTGACGGTATGCGTAGCCAACGTGCTCAGCGATGTGTGCCTGCATTGCGCCCATAATCGCCTGCGCCTGTGGGTTTTGCCCAATAAGCTGCATAACAACGGGATCCTGCATAGCCGAAGTGTGTACCTTGATGTGGGCTTCGTGGTCCTGATACTGGAACGCCTTGAGTGGTTTGCCCCTTAGCGCATTCTGGTTTTCAGAAACTGGATCAACTGGCTTCTGGTCTTCTTCAAGCGGTACCAACTTATCCGCGTGCTTAATACCCAGCACCTCCAACATCTGACGGTGTAAAACCGGTAGGTTGTAAATGTGTGGCGCCATCTGCGCCAGTTGAATAACGGCTTGGTACTGGACGACGCGTTGACTGAGGGTCGCTGCGTTCGGATCCGATACAGGCAAAACTTCAACATTGCTGTAGTCCGCTTTCTTTGCGTGTGGGGTGCCTTCTTCTGGCTCATAGGTGTACTCATCATCAGTGTAGTCGCGAATAATGCCGGCTAAGAGTTGAAGTTCCTGTTTCATCGAGTAGTGAACGCGTGCCTGAACAGCAGACATCACCTTCAAAGTTCTCTCAAGAATAGCCAGTGTTGTGCCAACTGGTGCGTTACCAGACATGTCGGCAATCTTCATATCTGATGTTGCGGCAAAGCGACGGCCTTCTTCGACAATCTTATCCATCAAACCAGACAGGACGAGCGATGGTTCTTTGTACGGAAGCGGCAGAATGTTGTCGCGGATTGAGCCACTACCAACGTCTACGTCACGGAACTCACCTGGAGCGATCGGGGTATCGTCGCCCTTAATACGCAGCCCCCTGGCTTTGAGACCGCCGGGCAAGTTGGATAATGTTCCTGCGTCGACGAGCTGCCGCATGATGCTAGTAGCAGACTTAGCGTAACCGCCGATAAGGTGAAATAAACCGAAGCCATAAGCGCCATATCCCGGAATGTACTGATAGTGAACGAAGTGGTGGCGTTTTAGTTTGAGTGGATCTTCTTCTTTCCAGTTACGGCGAATCGCCAAGATGGTGTTGCTGCCGCGCAACATTGTTACCACATAAGGTAGTGCGATCCCGGTAGGCTCGTCGTCCTCGCCCCGATCCTCAAAGCCCTCAATATCAAGGTCAACGTGCGCTTCGTACATCTCAAAGCGGTCGTCGTAACTAGCCGAGAAGCCAGTCTCTTTGTCTTTGCGTTCTTGAATATCGCTTGTAAATTTGTCTGGCTCACCCAGTTCTTCGTCAATGTAAAACCCAGCATTCATCAGTTTCAAGAGGTCGTTCTTGCTCTTGCGCATCCGGTGGGTAATGCGATGGCTGGTGTTAATTTCGGAGATGCCGTACGGCAGGATCACATCTTCAGCAGGAATAAACATCGACACTTGACGGCCAATGCTGGGGTCAAAGTACACCTTCTTAAACGCTGAACCGGCACTTGGCAGGTTCCATAGCATCTTTTCGTGCTCAGGGCGGTACTCAGGCATCTTCTCAGTTAACTGGTAGTTCATGTCTTCTTGGACACGCATCGCCGCTTCTTTTTTCTCTGGCGTTTCTTTACCAACAATCTGTGTTCTTACAGGACCTCTGGCTGGGAAGGTCTCCATGATGGTGTCGGACTGAAAGCGTACTACTGCTTCTGTAATCATCGGGTGGAATACACCGCATGCACCGTCCCATGGCTCTGTTCTTTCCTCAAATTTGAGACCTAAGAGCGTAATACCGTCTTTGTACATCTCTTCCCAGTCTTTGCGCGAAGCCAGGTCGTTGCTAATATCTTCTGCTAAGTCAGACGCAATGCTTTGTAATAGGCTGGACGAAAGTACTTCTGCTAAGTTCTCGTTAAAGTCGCCAGCAATCCCGTCGCCTTTCTCAAACTCTAGAATCTCTTCGCCTTCAACGCTAATCCGCAGCGCTTCTGGGTCGTCGACCTCTACCTCAATATCGGGTTCTTGATCGGCTAGTGCCTCTAAGCCCATGGGTGCTTGATACAGCGATTTTTCTATGCTCATAATTTTTCCTAG